ATGGTGCTAGAAGCATGAGAGCAAGTATGAATAATACTACTCCTACTCTTATTCCTACTAGACAATCAGGACAAGACTTACAGACTGCACAAGCAGAAGCAAATGCTAATGGTACAAACGGACAAAGTAGTTCTATGGTACAAGTGAACAACAGCGCACCCACATCAGTAAACAACAATTCAAACACACAAGTAGCAATGAGAAATCAACATCACAAACCTGATAATCTTGAACTTCAGATACTTGGCGTATTTTAGTTTGCTAGAGGGTTATCCAATGCTCTCTGAAGTTTCTTATTAAGTCTAGTTTCAAGTTCTTTTAATTCACGCTCGACCTTTTCTTCAAGGTCAGTCATTCTTCTATCGCTGTTAGTACGCAAAGAGTTTTCTGCTTGTGTATAATCATTCTGTAAAGCATCACGCTTATTCTCAAATCTTTCTTCTGCATTATCAATGGTATTACGAACATCATTCTCAGTCTCTTGTACTTTATCTTCAATTCTATCTACTTGCTTTTCAATATGTACGATATCGTCTTTTAGACCATTCTTAATATCTCTAGTATATTCTATAGCATCGTCTAACTTAATTGTCATGACGTTTTGTTGATTTTGTATTTCAGTTGTGTCGATATTCTTTACAACTTCTTTCATGTCCATGTAGTCTTTGTAGAATTCAAATCCCGCCCAAAGACCACCACCAAGTGCAGATATAATTGGTAGTATTAGTAATAACTTACCACCCTTTATCTTTGCTCCTGCGATTTCTACTTCTGCCATTTTTTCTCTCCTATTTGTATTGCATGTCTATCATCTTCTCATGCAGTAGTTGTTGAGCAAGACCATTTCTCAGACCTCTATTATTTTCAGGTAACGTACCGTCAACAAGTACATTATTTTCTGGATAATACCCACCTTGAATATTACCTCCATATCTTGTAAAATCTGGTATGTAATTAATTAACGCAAGTACTTGACCTTGCACTGCTTGTTGCATTTCAAAAGTTGCCGCTTTCGACATTCTCTCTGCAAGCATAGTTGCTCTTTTAGTAATTACTTTCTTCATCTTTTCTTTTTTGGTGTCTCGGTTTTCTGTTGAGACTGTTTCGACTTCGGCATCGTCAAACTCTTCTGTGGTAGCATCTCTATCGCCCATGTCTTCGCTCTCATCTCTGACGCTAATCTCGACTTCGGATTCATTTGACCCACTATCTTCCCGTTCACTATCTCGCTCGTCCACATCACTATCGGACTCCATCCTGTCATCTTCTAATCCTTCTTCCAAAGATATTCTTTCGAACTCATCAGAAAGTACAGTAGTTGTGATAACATCTTGTGTATCCCTTAATACTTCATCTACAGTAGCATCACCCGTAACGCTTACTTCTGTTAGAGAGGCAACCGGGTCTTCTACATCAAAGTCATCAAAGTCATCAGTAAAGTCAGTGTCTACACCTGCCGCCGCATTTGCTTGTTCTTCTAGCGTAGGTTCGATGTATGTCTCATAGTATTTCTGTTCATAACCAGGACATGTTGGGTCATATAACGCATCTGCGGCACACGACTGATTAAATAATAGAGTTGCATATGTTTCAGCATATCCATTACATAAAGTACTTATAAGAGGGTTAGCGTTACAAGCGCCCTCTAAGTTAAAATAAGTTGTTGAGGTGTTAGATATAAAGTCTTCTTGTCTAGTTGTATATTTGAATTGCTCAAAATCACCATTATTAGTGTCACCAAATACACCAACTGTAACATCATGATTAATTACGTTGATATCAAAATGATGTATCTCAATTACGTTACTATCATTAATCTCTAAACCAAAAGTACTATTTTTACTATTGTCATAATACTCAGAAACATGTCTCCAATAATATCTTAATGTGTCCATCTGACCATCATCATTAGTATCCATTTCTTTTGTGAAGAACCCACTATCGTCAATACCATCACCATCAACATCTACATTCAAATCAATCAAGTCGGTCCACAATGCGGCAATAGTATAATTAAAATATGGTTGACCTGGAAGTTGACCATTTGCCGCCATAGTAGCAATATCTAAACCATTACAACATAAGTGATGAGTAAAAGTTGTATTAGGTGCAACCATAGCAACAACACCATTACTGTGCATATATGAATGAGTAAACGTCTTATCGTATAGTGTAAACTCAAAAGGTATATCAACAGGAACACTTCTATCATCACCAATGGTGTGCTTTGTTGTACCTTCAGAACCAGGTACTATAAACTCTTCTGCTTTTGCTAGATAACTATAAAAGCAAAAATAGCAGAGCAGAAATACCAATACCGCTTGCAGTACCCTTGAGAAAATCATTTCTTTGTTCCTCTTTTTTCATTTGTTCAGGTCTTAACTCAGGATATGTTTCCCATAGTTGTTTTGCTTCATCACCTATCTTACCCATAAACGGACAAGGTGTGCCTGCCATTTCCATTGCAGAAAACACACGGTCATCTTGACATAGATTACTCACTGCCGCAACTTTCATTCCCATATCGTATAATACTTTAGATAATTTCAAACGCTCACAGTTCATATCTCGCATTGCCGATCCGCCTGAGATGCCAAGTATCTGTGTCTGTACGGCGCCACTGAAAGCAATCGTACAAACATCTGAATTTGAATTATTGATTGAAGGTGATATAGCACTAGGTGGTGGTGATTTAACAGTCGTAGTACTTTCACCTTTAGTGGTCACACTGCTATTCGATGTGCTGTCGGTGACTATTGGGTCAGCAAGAGCAAAAGATGTCGATAACAGAAACATAACGAAAAAAATAAATTTCTTCATTCTCGTTCCCTTTTTATTATAATACAAATATTTATCAAGTCGGTGTCAACATATTGACACTTGTTATATATATTTGCCATAAATTACAACTTGCAAGTTTTGTGCTAAATAGTAATGTGGATATTATCGAACAGAAAACACACGATATAAAGATGCGAATTAGTAAATTTCGCACGACATACATATGGTTATGGGAGAAGCAGAATGAAGATAGCAGACAATACAGCAGAACAGATGGTGTGGTACGAGGAACTGACAAAACTAGCAGATTTGTGGACAACACCCGTTAAAGAGGTCACCCTTTCAAATGAACTTGAAGAACTAGAAAAAAGAAGAATTGAAGATGCTATGGTATATGCTGAAGGTAATAAAAGTCATGCCGCAAAATATTTAGGTATGGGCAGAACTTTGCTCATACACAAGTTAAAAAAATATCAGATAGTATGAGGTTCACATCTGTAATACAAGCGTGAGATTTGAAAGTCTTTTGTTCTTTCTTCCATCACTTGTTCTCCATGATAAACACATTGCTCATATGAAGAATACTCTGCGGGAACTTGAAAGAAAAGTCCAGCAGTAACATATATTTTTAGAATGAAAATCATGCAGTTAATATCTTAGAGAATAACCATATGAGAAATATACCCCCACCAACAATCAACATAAACGCAACACCAACCTCAAACCACTGATACAGTTGTGCTTCGAATTTTCTTTTCTGACGTAGTGCTTCTTTTCTTTGCTCTTCTCTTCTTCTTGCCGCTTCTGCTTGAAACTGAATCCAATCTTGCCACATACCAGGTCGACCAGTATAAATCATCAACTGACGGAGTTCATCCTCTTGTTGCTTAATTGTCTCAAGCGCCATGAACTCTTCAAGGTCAGACTTATCTGATTTATTACTTTTGTTTAATTCTTTTTGCAACTTATTTTTTGCATCAAAATAGTTCAACAAAGAACCGCCCATTTCAGCAAGGTCTTTTCCTTCTGAAATAAATTCTTTTACTGTTTTGAATGCCGCTGTTGCAATCGCCAATTCTGCCAGCATGATTGACCTCTCTATAAAAGTAGATTATATAATCACGCCGAATTGTATATGAGACACCTTCTCAACTATTTATAAAAAAAAGAGCGAGGATTGACCTCGCTCTCTAACTCACTGTCATTTTTTTATACATTACCTAACATCGTTAGACCAAACTAGTATAAGGCGTATAACATATAATGGAATTACTTCCGTTCTCCTCTAGTGTTGGTTAATCGTCATTGGCGAGTTTGCTGAAGTATGACATTGCTTCATCATCTTCATCATCATCACTAGTGACTGTTGCTACCTGCGGTGTACTAGATTTCTCTTCTTGTACCCTAGGTGCTTCTGCTACCGGTGCGGCGGCAGGTGTACTTGGTACTGCACCTTCAAGGTTAAGTACCAAATTGAGTTTTGCTTTAAGTTCATCATACGACTTAAAGTTAGATGCTTCTAAGAAAGACTGAAGTTTATACTGCGACTTCCACAGTGCTTCAATCTTACTATCATCACTTTCAAACAATGAAGAAGCACTATCAAACTCAGACTTGTCGTAGTTAGTAAAACCTTCTACTTTTCTAATCTTTAGTTTGAAGTTAGTACCCTTCCACGGATCAAAAGGATTGATAGGTGTTTCATCTTCGAACTGTGGTTTCATCTGGTCCATAATCTTATCAAAGATTTTCTTACCAAACTTGAACAGTTTGACTTGACCCTCATTCTCAGGATGCTTAGGATCAGAAACTACTAAGACGTTTGCAACATAAGAAAGTCTACGCTTCTGCTTTCTTGCAATGTCTTTGTTTGCTTCAGTACCAGAGTTCCAAAGAACAGAGTTATACTCTGCCACAGGGTCTTTCTGATTAAGAGTTGTTAGAGAGTTCTCAATATACCACTTACCAGTCGGACCTTGAAACCCATGATTGAAGATACGAACCCAAGGGAGTTCTTCACCTTCACTCTCAGGAAGAAAACGAATAACAGCATATCCGTTACCAGACTTATCAAGTTCTGGACGCCAGAAGCGGTCATCGTTATTGCTATTGTTAGACTGTTGTGGTGTATTTACTTTGTCTACTTCTGTAAGTAGACGGGAAAGATTGTCGTTAGACTTCTTTAGTTGTGCGAATGTACTCATTTTTATTTACCTCGTATGTACGTTATATTGCGTTGTATAAGTTTATCTTATCCACATATATCATTATATGTCTCTATTTATATGACTTTCATCATAATTCTGTTGTTTACTATACACTATTACCTTGTATTTGTCAATATCAAAATCAAGAAAAGGTCGGTATTTAATCAACTTTCGCCGTTCTTCTTTCCAGAAGAAATCTTCACCGAGTGTCTTGTCCCAATATGACAAGTAGTTGTTAATAGCATCTAGTATCAACATCGTTTCGATTTTTACATCTCCACGACTATACATTTGTAGTAGCAGAGGATGTTGCTCATCTTTAACTACAAAGCATTTGTCGAACTTGTCAATTTCTTCATCTTCAAGTTCAGAACAAATCTCTTGAAGGTCATCTTGTAAGTTTTTCGTTAAACTCTGTAAGCGACCTCTCCATTTATTATATACCTGCAGTGCTTCTTCATACATGAATGCACCACCCCATCGATTACCATCTACATAATTAGCAATCAGAAACTTTGGTAGTTCATCATCTTTGAATTCAGATGCCAACTTCTTAAAAGCAAACTGGTCTGTTCTCTTTAAGAAACTTTCTCTGGATGCTGACACCGCACCTTTTGTTTTTGTTATATCATACTTATCAGTTGTGAAGTGTAACT